ATGGTGTTCAAGCGCGAAAACTTGCAACGTATTCTACAGGCAGTTTTACTTTGCACACCATTGTTTCTGATATGTTCCGGACTTGAATACCTTGGCGTATTCCCTGATTGGGTCACGGGTATAGCACAAGTTTTGGGCGAAACATTTTTCGACCTAAATGCTTTGCTCAATGAAGAAACCGGTTGGAGCGAAACAGTTCTGGTGCGATCGCTGCTACTCGGGTTTACCGCTTCGGTGCTGTCTTTCCCTGCGGCCTATATGGTCGCCCCCTGGGTTTGGCCAAAATTGCCTGACTTTCTAGATGACAGAATTGTGCTTGATGACACCTATGCAGAGGATCCCTGTAGGGTCGATGCTACGCTAAAAGGCCGCTTGACGGAAATGTCAGCACTCAGACGTTTCGCAGGCCCTCTGGCGGGCGAAAATGCCGTCTGGTTTGAACTTTCTGGCGATCATGGCGTGGGTAAATCACGTCTAGCCAATGAATGGCTTCGGTTCTTGAAGGAAAAGGGCTGGGACGTTGGCTACATCCAGCCAATATCTGAAACTCTCAGTGATAAGATCGCCGCAACAACCTTCCGAAAACAGACCGCGATTGTGATCGACGAGTTTGGTCGTACCCCTTTTGGTCAAGACGTTCTGCATGCGCTGCTTTCAAAGGACCAAAAGCTCAGGGTGCTTGTCGTCGATCAGCTTCCCGCGCGGTTTCGTGAACTGCGCGACCCTCGCCATGGAGAACTTCTAAAGGCAAGGTGTTTTGACAAGATGGTTCTGCCGCAGATGTCGCAAAGTGCGTTGCAAGAAATCAACCCCAAGGCATCCCCCCATGTGGTCGAGCAAGCCCACGGGCGTCCCCTTTATGTGGTTTTCGGAGACAATCCTGACGCCGCTATCAAAGCTCGTTTGGATGAGAGGCTCAAAACGGCTGACGAGACCCATCTGGCCTATTTGGGATTTGCGGCCTTGGCGGGCCCGGTTCAAGGTGTGGATGGCAAATCTGTGTTTGGCCGTGTTCTCACCCTGCGTGAGCGTGCCCGCATGCATGGTACGCCTGATCTTGCGCAGCTTGACCGATACATCCCATCCTTGCGCCCCAATCCGCTGGCAAACCGCGCTGTGTCTCAATGGATCGATACGGTTGGGCAAGGCGGTTGGGAAGACGTTGCAAAGGCTGCGGCGCTCAGCAACTCCGATGCATTTCGAGCGCGGTTGATTGATATGGCAAACGACGCAACGCACGAGCTGGTAGAAAAGGCGCGGTTGTTAGCGCCGATTTTGGAAGAGGTCGCGCCAGATGCACTACGCCTCCCGGAAATTTCAGAAATGATTGGCGCCAACAGTCCTGCGGTGCCGTCCAACAGCGCAGATTTTGATAAGCTGTTGAGCCTCCACAGTACGCATTTGGCCCTGGCGCCAGAGGGCCGAAATTTGGTGCTGAGTGTCTTCAAACTGTTTGTTGATGCTGCCTATATTTTTGGATCGGAAACCGCATTTGATGCTTTGGAGCGCTGGGGCGCGCGTCTTGTCTCCTTGGCCGAAACCGCGCCTTGGCAACACGACCAAGAGATACAGCTTCGACTGGCAAAGGCTGCGTTCAATGCGGTGGGCCACTATGGTGCGGCTCAAAAGTTCGAAGACCTGGAGCGCTGGGGCGCGCGTCTTGTCACCTTGGCCGAAACCGCGCCTTGGCAACACGACCAGGAGATACAGCTTGAACTGGCAAATGCTGCGGTCAATGCGGTGTACCACTATGGTGCGGCTCAAAAGTTCGAAGACCTGGAGCGCTGGGGTGCGCGTCTTGTCTCCTTGGCCGAAACCGCGCCTTGGCAACACGACCAAGAGATACAGCTTGAACTGGCAAAGGCTGCGTTCAATGCGGTGAGCTACTATGGTGCGGCTCAAAAGTTCGAAGACCAGGAGCGCTGGGGCGCGCGTCTTGTCTCCTTGGCCGAAACCGCGCCTTGGCAAGACGACCAGGAGATACAGCTTGAACTGGCAAAGGCTGCGGTCAATGCGGTGTACCACTATGGTGCGGCTCAAAAGTTCGAAGACCTGGAGCGCTGGGGCGCGCGTCTTGTCACCTTGGCCGAAACCGCGCCTTGGCAAGACGACCAGGAGATACAGCTTGAACTGGCAAATGCTGCGGTCAATGCGGTGTACCACTATGGTGCGGCTCAAAAGTTCGAAGACCTGGAGCGCTGGGGCGCGCGTCTTGTCTCCTTGGCCGAAACCGCGCCTTGGCAAGACGACCAGGAGATACAGCTTGAACTGGCAAAGGCTGCGGTCAATGCGGTGAACCACTATGGTGCGGCTCAAAAGTTCGAAGACCAGGAGCGCTGGGGCGCGCGTCTTGTCTCCTTGGCCGAAACCGCGCCTTGGCAAGACGACCAGGAGATACAGCTTGAACTGGCAAATGCTGCGGTCAATGCGGTGCTCTCCACCTCTGGGCAACAGTTTACCAAATGGAGAACCGTGCTGCGCGAGTGTGCGAAACGAAATCCTCAGAATTTTGAAATTCAACGAGAGGCGCAAAGGATGCGAGTTTCAGATTGAGCACCCATGCCCGAGCCTTAGCCCCGTAAGACTGCGCCACGATTTATCGACTTAGGGAGCTATAAATAATGGCACGGAAACGGTATTCTGATGAGGATGCGCTGAAGATATTGAGCGAGATTGATGGATCAGGCCCGGGCTGCCGAGCATAGCTTTGGTGTCAGATGATCGAATGCCACAAAACTAAAAAGCTGACATTGGTTCAGCGGCAGCGAAAGCCTGCTTCGTCCGCACCCCTTCCGTTCGATGATGTTTGGTGGCTTCACGCGCGGCGAAGGTCTGCTCCTTCCATTTGCTCATGCGGCATGTGACCGCCCTTCATCTGCCAGATCCCGCGACTTTGCAAATGACGCTAACTGCGCTTTGCTGACTCTGGCATCAATAAAAACTTGGATGCGCTACCGTTCCTAAATCAACGGCTCAGCCGAGATCGCAGTGCGATAGCCTCCGCTGTCGAGGCTGTGCTCTGCCTTAGTGATCAGCCACTCTCCGTCGACGTAGGACCGAAACCCGGCCGCCGACAGCTTCGCTTCTGCCATCGCATCCGGATCGCCCGGCATGGTGACAGATAGGCCGCGCCCTGCCCTCTTGAGCCGCTGCAACTCCGACGCCGCGGCCTGCTCTGCTGCATCCTTGTTCGGGAACCGGCGTTTGAGGCGTTGCTTTGGCTCGCCCTCACCCGCGATACATTCGACCGATTTGCCCTTGCCGTGATCCTGATAGACCGCAACGACAGAGCCCGCTTTCTCTCGGGTTGAATTTTGGTACTGCCAGCGACTGATCTTCTTCGGCGTGATGCTGAGCACCGGCATAGGTGCGCCGGATGCCGTCAGGCTTTCACCACGCTTTGCCATGATCAGTCGGCCATTCCCCGGCTTTGCGATTGCATCATGGTCCCGCGCGATCCGAGACAGGAGATTGATATCGCTCTCGTCAATCTGGTCGATATGAGACAGAGCCACCTTTGCCAGGCTCTCAGAAACCGCATGCTCGAGGCCATGCTCTCCCGCGATCTTCTGCACCAAGGCGCTGATCGTGGTCCCGCTGGGCCAGCTGCGTTTCTTCTGATCGGTCAGCGCGGTCTTGCCGCTTGAGGTTTCGCCATTCACCGACGCAATACCGGTGATCGTCATCTGATCTGGCGGCCCTCCGACAATTACGTTGTCCGCGATAAACAGACCCATGTATTTCAACTGAAAGGGATATCCGAGCCAGACCCGGATCTCGGCCCCGGCCTTTGGCTCAGCCAGCCGCCCGAATAAGGTGGTGTCACTCAGGGTGATCTGCACATTGTCAGACTGGACACCAGCTGCGTCGGTCAGCGAAAGGCTGATCAGCCTCGGGGCCAAGGTGCTGCTGATGTCTTTTCCGTCCACCTCGACCCGAAAAAACGGCCTGAAATCCATCAATCCCATAGGCGGATCGCCTCCGCTTCCTTGGGGGCCTCAATTTCCGGCAGGCTGATGCGAGTGCCCAGTGGCAGCACCGGCCCCAGAGCCGCAAGCCCTGGGTTGGCCTCAAGTACGATCTCAAGCGCCCCGGCTATGCGGTTACCGTAATGCCGCCAGACGATTTCGTCTGCGGTTTCACCCTCTTTAGAACGGTAGAAGACTGCGGAGTCCGCCATCATATCTCCTGATGCTGATCGTAAATTCCTGTCGAAGCGGAGCGCCTTGGGTCGCAAATATGCGTTGCCCCTCGCTAACGGATTCAATCACCCAAATGCCAAGCACCCGACCAGTGCCAGCGACAAGCGGCAGCGGAAAGCCAAGCGAGGCGGTGCGACGCATCTTGTCGACCTGCCCCAGTCCACCCCGAAAATGCGGATAGATCACTCCCTGCAGAGTGATGGTGTCGGACCCGAACCCGGTGAACTGCAGAGCGTCCGAAGCGCCGACCCGCTCCTGTGCCGCCCAGCGGTATTCGGTCGAGCGTTGCAAGCTCTGATATGCAGCATTGTTGATGCTGAATTGATAGGTGCCGAGCTGCAGCATTGTTCGTGCCATCATGCGCCCCCGTATTGGCCATAATCATGCGCCTGGTCGTAAAGCGCGCCAGCCTGAGCCGCTCTTCCCCTGCGCTCCAATTCTTCGGCGATCTCGTTCGCCGTCATATGTTGCGCGTTGATCTGGGCGTAGATCGTTACTGGTGCAGCTGCCGCAGGGGCTGGCGCGGGTTGTACTGCCGGGGCTATGCGATCTGCTGCCAGCTGAACCTGCTGTATCATGGGCGTCGACACGTTCTCCGCTTTGGACATTGCGGATCGTAGCCCGCCCCCAATCGCATCTAGCAGCGGTCCGGTGCGCTCAGACAAGCGGGCAAGCCGTTCGGTTGCATTGGCATGCGCGACATAGCCCCCTTTTGAGGTCCAGATCGTTTCAGGGCCCTGCTCTCCTACCTCGCGGAACCCACGGCCGATGCTGCCCCCTAGATAAGATCCAGAGACCTTTTTCGGGACAGCTTTTCCTGAGCGCGGATTTTGGGTCGCTGGGGGCTGGGTTGGTCCAGACGGACCACCACCAGCCGCGGGCTCTTGCCCCGGATCCTCACCAGTCCACAAGCTTCGGATTCCCGATCCGATATCCTGAATACCGGCAACAGCCCCAGCGCCCTTATCGCGCAGCCAGGACAGGCCATCCAAAACCGGCTGCAACTTTCCCATGAGCCAATCAAATTTCTCTGCCAGCCACTCGATCACCGCGCCCACTGCGGTTCTGACCTCATCCCACGCCGCAGAGATGCCCCCAGTGGATCCCAGCGCGTCGATCACTGGCTTGATTGTGCCGTTGTAGCCCTTCTGCAGAATAGACCCGATGCCGCTCACCACGGTGCCGAAGGTCGCCTCTGTGCCTTTCCATGCCGTCGTGATGACGTCGGTGACCCCAAGCTTATCCGTTACCGGCTTGATGACGTTGGCCCATGCGGCCTTAAATACCGAGCCGATGCCATCAAGCACCGTGGTCAGGTAGCCTTTGGCCCCCTCCCAAGCGGTCGACAGGCCGTCCGCTGCAGCGTCCCAATCTCCGCGCCATACCCCAGTGATGAACCCGCCAATGCCGGAAAAGGTCTGTTTGACGTTCCCCCAGAGCTTCCCGAACCATGGGCCAACCTTGTCCCAGTGCTTGTAGATCAGATATGCGGATCCGGCGATGGCTCCGACAGCAAGCCCGATTGGGTTCATCATCAGCGCACGGCCAACAATGATGATGCCGGTTTTTACCAGCGCCAGACCACCTGACAACACGCCCATCGCCGCGCCCGCGCCGGTGGCAAGCGGTACGAGCGCGGCGACGGACACACCCAGCCGTGCAACCGCAAAGCCAAAACTGAGGACGCTGCCAATTGTCCGCGCGGCAAAGAGGCCGCCAATGATCATGCCAAAGTTTTCCCAGCCGCCGACCATCGTGGCTACCTTGGAAATCACCCCGCCGATGGTGGTGGATACCTTACCCATCCCCTCAACCACCTGCCCGATCACTGGCAACGCAGCCTCTAGCTTGCGCGCGGCGGTGTCTGCAAAATCGGCAACATCCTCGCGGTTCGATATCGCCCAGGCGCTGAAGGTCTTCATGGACCGCGTCACAACCGGCATCAGCTCCGCGCCGATGGTGTTTTTCAGGCCCTTGACCGTCAATTGTGCATCAAGCTGAGCATCGGCAAAGGCCTCTGCGTCGCGGGCGCCTTTTTCGCTCAGCACATACCCCGTCTTACGCGCGTCTTCGCGGAGCTGTCGAAGGGCCTCAGAACCGCCGCCCAGCATGTTGATCATGCCAATCCCTGCTCGGCTGAACAGCGCCGACGCGATGGCCGCGCGCTCTGCAGGATTCTCGATGGTCTGCAGTTTATCCGCGATCTGACCCATGGCGCGCTCTGGCCCCATCGCAACCAGGTCTTTTGCAGACAAGCCCATTTGGTCGAGCGCTTTCTTGGCAGCGCCGGAGCCCTTTGCGGCCTCGCCAAGCCGTTTTTGCATCGCCGTCAAAGAGCTATCGAATGTATCGGTTGAAACCCCGGAACGCTCAGCAGCGTATCTGTATTCCTGCAGTGCCTCGATGCCGATGCCCAGCTTGCCCGCAGTTTTGGCGACCTGATCGCCATAAGATGCAGTCGAGCTTGCCAGCGCAAAAACGCCAGCGCCGACTGCCGCAATGCCAGCACCAACGCGGCGACCCATCCGCCCGAAATTGCTGGCCATGCGGTCGAAACTCTCACCAACCCGGCGGCTGTCGCGCATGGCGCGTTCCCAGCGTCGCTGCTTTCGGGCCAAAGCCTCCAAGGTGCGTTCTAGGTCTTCATATTCACGGTCGAGCGCTTCCACCGACCGGCCCTGTTTGACCAGATCCACGCGCTGCCGCGACAGCTCTTTCTGTCGGGTCTTCACCGACTTGATGCTATCGCCAATGTTCTCGAAACCTGACCGGATCAGGCCAATGTTCTTTTTGAAGGATTTCTCGAGAACGCCGCCGATTGTGATGCTGGCGCTAAGGCGTTGTTTTGCCATTGATACCCCCCAGCCACCATTTGAACTGGCTGACGCTCATTGCGGTGATCTCGGTGCGCGACCACCCGGTATGCTGGGCAAGGATCAACACCCCTGCCCGGCAGGATTCAGGCGTCAGCCATTCAAAAAACCCAGCGCCTCTTGCAGCCGGTCGTAGTCTTTCATCTTGGCCACTTTGATTGCGTCGGGCGGCACCTCCGCAAGGTTTGCAATCAAGATCACCTCGGCAAGGGCGTTGTCATTCTTCCCCGTTTGGCGCGCGGCGATATGATCGCCCACGCTTGGCTCGCGCAATGTCAGGGTTGTGCGCTTTTCACCGTTGACGGTCACACCTTTCAGCAGGGAAACGGAAATAGAATCCTCTTCCCCGTTCGAGTTCAGGGTTAGGTAGTCAGGCAATTCGTCCATGAGAGCTCCTTAGATGCCCAGTGCTGCGCGGATCTGGGCGAGGCGATCCACGCCGCCGGTTCTGCGCACCATGTTGATGATGTCGATTTCAGTGATCAGCTGACCACCGATGGTTTCCTTGAACGCCTCAAGCGTCATGTTGACGGTGAGGCTGGCAGTCTGACCGGGAGACCAGGTGCCCCGGTCAGGCTGGATGATCTTGCCGCGCATGTTGTGAATGACCGGCGTTACAGTCCCGTCCTCGCTTTCCAGCGCACCGCGGGCGGTTACAGGGATCAACACCCCCGGCGCGATGCCCCAGAGGGACAACACGTCCGCGCTGTAGTTGCGCAGCACAAAACTGGTGGTCATCTTCTCAGTGCCCATATCGATATCGATGGGGCCATCCATGCCACCGGCGCGGTATTCCTCGGCAGCGATTGACGGGCTGGCCGGGGTGTAATCCCCGATCTCACCCGCAAAGCCGCGCCCGTCGACAAAGAGATTGAAGTTTTTCAGGATGTTCCGAATAGCCATCAGCCCAGTGCCTCCGCGATGTATTCATTGGTGAGGTGAGAGCGGAACGTCACCCGCTCGGCAGGATAAGGCGGCGTGAAGTCGAAATTGAACCACACCTGCCCGTTCTGAATGCTGGTCGGCGTATTCAAATCCGGATCCGCCCAGCAGCTGCCGCCCAGCAACGCACCCTGGGCAATCAGCGTGGCGATGAACCCGTTCACCCCCTCGACGACGTCGTCCATGTAGGTTTTCGTGATTGCCCGGTCGACGGCCCACATATGCGCGCGCTGAATGCTCTCGTTGAGGACGTCAGCGGTGCGGCGCACACACAGGAACTGCCATTTAGGGTCAGCTGTCGGGACCCGGTTGCCCCAGAGGCGATAGCCATCTTGGCGGATGATGGTGGCGACGTCGTTTTCGTTCAGAAGGTTGGCCCGGCTGGCCTTATCCCCGAGTTTGAAATCAACCGGCCGCGATGTGCCGATAATGCCAAAAATGCCTTGGTTTGATGGCGAAACCCAAAACCCCCGGTCATTGTCAGTGCGTGCGATCACACCAGCCACGCGAGCCGATGCTGGTTGATCTACCGGAGTGCCGTCGCTGCCGAGCACCTTGACCCATGGGTCAACCACATAGATGCGGCCAGAAGTGCCCCAGTCGCCAGCGTAGGCCTGCGCTGCGGCGTCGGTTGTGTTGGGCCCATCCGCGATGATCACTGCGCCGATGCGATCCGCGATCCCTTCCAGTTCAGCCACGACCGGGTTCGCAAGATAGGTGCCCGGATTGCCGCTATCCTCAAGGCGCTGATGTGTCCAGCCGGGCGCGCAAAGGATACGCGGAGCATGGCCGACAACGCTCTCAGCCCCCAAGAGCGCATGCACACCCTCAAACTGTCCGGTTGTGGCGTTCACGCCGCCAATCATGTTCGCGAGTGTTTCGGTGTCGTCGGCCCCTTCCTCGACACGGACGGCGATCACGACAGCGCCAATCTGATCGAAGATGCCATCGAGCGCGCCCGGCAGTGTCCCGCCACCGGTGCCGTCAGCTGTCATATCCAGCTTTGCGGCCTCAGAACGGCTACCCGCGATCAAAACGGGCGTATTGAGAGGGAAGGCGTCCGCATCAGCTGCGGGCGCAGTGCCCACAATACCAATAACGCCGGTCGAGATTGTGCGGATCGGGCGCGGGCCTGTGTCGATCTCGAGCACCTCGACGCCGTGAAGAAAACCAGACATTAGAGCCTCGCTGATGATTGCAGTTCCCTGCGATCATGCGGGAGGCTCGGATCCGTTCCCTCTGGCTCAATTCCCGATATTGTCACCAGCCCGAAACGCCTGGCGACCAAAGGTCACCGCCCGAAACAAGCCTTGCGGCGAATAGCTCTGCGGCGCATCTAGGCCAAGCGCATAGGCGCACAATTCGCTGCAAAACCAGGCATCGCGGTAGTGACGCGACAACGCGAGGGCATGGGAACCAAATATGCCCAGGTAGTCATAAGGCGCGGCGGTGTGCTCCGCCGCGCGCGCCCAAGAGGTCCCCCGGGCGATCCAAGGGGCCTCTACCACAGCCCAGTGCTCAGATGCAAAATCGATGGCTTTGACCCTCACACCACCATCACGAGCGGAGGCCGACAGGCCAAGGCCTCGATCCAAATCTGCAAGTTCAACATGGCTAAACTCGCCACGGGTGGCCCACCGGATAGCCCGGTCGACCGCCGTGCCCTTGCCTTTGTAAAAAGCCAGCGTCGTCATTTACTGCGAAACGCCCCCATCGGGCACCGCCTGGCGCAGCACCTCAGCTGTGCGCGTGCTGCGCTCCGCGGCTTCTGCCAGGACGCCATCAACACCTTTTACAGCAGCCGTAAGCACCACATCACCGGATTGCACCGCCGCTAAAAACTCCCGGCACTTGGCCACAATATCAACGCCGCCAGCGATGCCTTTCAGCAAGTCAATCTCTTGCCGTTGAGCCTCGTTTGATGCGTGATCCGCGAGACAGATGACACGGATCGCAAGGAACGCTAGGAGAGCCCCCGAAACATCTGAGAGCGTGCCCAACAGTGCCTTGTCATCCCCGACCTGCGCCTCGATTGCGTGGCGCAGGACGTCCTTGTCGTTTGGATTTGGCACGTCTTGCGACACGATTGCGGAAAGATCTTCCATTGTTCTTTTCTCCTGGACTGAGGCTTAGACGATGTAGCCATTGGCAGTAGCGCGGGTCCGATAGGAACTTGAGCGCTGATGCTGATAGGTGGTGCCGCCGGTTTCAATAAACGCGTAGTAGATGGCCTCGAAGAAATACGCGGTCGATGCGTAGTTCGGCACCAAGGCGGTGTTATTCTCAATGATCCGGGTGTTGTTCATTTTGAGCGATGAATTCCCGGTGGCGTATGCGGCCTGACGGCAGTTTTCAGCCGTCACACCCTCGGCACGCATCTGTCCAGCCTCTTCGCCGTAGTAGCCAAACTGGCAACGCACTGCTTTGGCAGAACCCGCGCCGTCACCGCCACACGTGACCGTGCCACCCTTGGCGCACATACCCATCCAACAGTCTTCTGCTTGGTGATGGATAGCATCCACAGTACCCCCGGCCGCTGCAATTGCCGCAATCCGGAACTGCGCAAAACGAGTGTTTCCTGCGTCAATATGGCCGCTCCCGTTGGCGCGCAGACCAGCACCAGCATCCGGCCCGTTGCCAGTCAAATCGGAGTCGTTCATCAGAACAACGCCGCCATCCTCAGCGTAGACCACGCTGTCGCAGCCGACTGATTTGACGCCCTTGGTGTCCCAAACCCCGCCCTTCGCAAATACGCCGAGATTGACCCCTTCAAACTCGACTGTGCCCTCATCTGAAAGAATGTAAGAGCCATCAAAGATCGATAACCCGACCGCATTGCTGCCCGCACCACTGCCCACAAACTTGATGCCATTAAGGCGCATCCCAACCATACCGCTGACCTCGATGCCATTGGCGAGGCGGCGGCTTGGTGGGTCACCAGCACTGTCCAAAATTGTCAGCCGAACAGCCGACGGATTGCCGGGCTCGCCTTCAATGCTGAGGTTTGAAGCATAGGCGTGTGGGCCGATCACAACGCGTTTGTCGATATCAGGATGGTCCGGCAGCACTTTCAGAACCAGTTTGCCAAAGATCGGCACGTCTTTGATGGCAAGCCATGCCGCCTCGAGATCGGGATAAGTGCCATCCGGCCCAACCGTATGAGTGGTAATCATATCCGGCGGGAACCGCAGAAACAGATCGTTGATCTTTTCGGCCCCGTGCTGAAACAGGTCTGCGGTCTGCTGCAGGCGAACCGATGCGGCTGTGAGTTGTTCCATCGCGCTCATTAGAAAATCCCCTTGAGACGTTCATTTGTGTTGGCGGCAGTCAGAGCAAGAAGGGCAGCGACAGCCGCCTCCGACCGCGTTTCGAGATCTGCAAGCGCATCGGCGCTGGCATAGACATTGCTTGCGAGTGTGGCGCTGACGTTGGGTGCCGTTCCAATCAGGGTGTGAATGTCGTAGACAAGTTCGACAGGGGAGCCACCGCCGCCCGGGGGGATCGTGTCATACCCCGCGCCAGCATGGGTGTAGCTATAAAGTTTCTCGGTCGCGTCGGTCGGATCGATCGCAAAGACACCCAGCTCCCGAATTTCGAGCGCCGCCAACAGATCTCGATTGTTGAAAACCGCGCGCAGCCGTGCACGGCCGAGATCCAGCGCTTCGAACTCTGACGGCAAAGTGGATTGGTGCTCATTCACCAAGGCATCAAGCAGCTTGAAATCCGCTGGGCGCGCGCCGTCTCCGATAGCAATACGCGAGAAATTCAGGGCGGCACCGGCCTGCGCCTGCGTCTGGATAGCAAGCCCTGCATTCGTTAGGACCATAGGGGCAAAATCAGCCATGAACTGCCTCAATCTGTTGTTTCATTGCGGAGTGAACCCCGAAACCAAGGAATTGTGGTGCAACAACTGCCGGGAAGTCGACCGGGACCGCTTGGGTGACACGGGTTTGGACTGCCAGACCAAGTGTCAGCGAAACATCGGCGGGGCTGACCACTTCAAGGGCCTCAAGATGCGACCGCACCGGCTTGTTCTGGCGGGCAATCTCCGAAGCCCGGGCGATAGAACGCGAGGCTTTGACAGAGCCAGAAATTCGCACACGAAAGGTGTGCGGTCGGCCACCAAACTCGAACCACTCAGATACCTGGGCCGAACCAAACACAGCGGCAAGAGACGAAAGCACGGCCCCTCTTGTGCCCTTACGCTGATGGACTGCGAATGATCGACGGATGACCTCGCGCTTTGCCTCCTCTGGCCATGTGGGGTCCCATTCATCGACAGACATGGCAAAGGCCAGCCACGGCAAGAGCTCAGCCGGGCAGCGATCAGGGTCCCAGATTTCGCGCAATGGCGCTTTAGGGAAGAGAGGCGGCCCGACAGCTGTCTCGAGCGCGCGTTCCTGTGCTGTCGCATTGTGGGGTAGAAGACTGTCAGACATTGGCACCCCCAATGCTGACAGAAACAGCTATGCAGAATGCCGCCTGGCTTGCGCCGACCGCGATATCTGCCACGGGGCTCACCAGCGCCACGTTCTGAACACCCGGTTGATGTAGGGCAGCATAGAGGCCCGAAAGCGTGATATCTGCGCCGATACGGCGCTGCTGGCTCGCGTAGGCCAAAGCGGCGCTCTCGGCAGCCTCCCGCACCACCGCGCTATCCGGGCCGGGCAGAACAGTCAGCACAGCTTCAATTGTGTAGGTCAGGACCTCGGCGCCCCGGACTGTTACCAGATCCGTCAACGGGCGCACATCGTCGGCGTTCAAGGCGGTATCAACCGCAGCCAACAGAGCCGCAGGGGCCGCACCATTGCCTGACCGGGAAAGGATCGTGACCAGCACCTCGCCCGGCGCCGGGCTTTCCACGCTGGCATCGCCCACGTCCGGATCTGCCCCAAGCGCATGGAACACATAGGCCCCCATTGGCCCCGCAGTGCTTAGGCCCTCAAATGCCAGAAACATCCGGCGACGCAATGCGGCGTCGCTCTCAAGAACAGGCGCCACCGGCGGCAGAGCCTGTGGATCGCCCGGCTCGATCAGCAGGCGTTCAACAGCATAGCGGGCTGCGATGTGGTCGAGATCCGCACCAGTCGCATAGGCTGGCATCACCGCGCGCGCTGCATCGTTCACCTGCTGAATGGCCAAGGCCCGATAGAAAGCCGCAATCTCAAGGATTTTGTATGCGGGGTCACTTTCAACCAACGCATCAAAGACCGGATCTCGCTGCCGCAATTCCGCCAGCATATCCGCGAGCGCGGTTTCAAAGTCGACAGCCTGCAGCACCTCCGGTGCTGGCAGCTGCGAGAGGTTGATCGATGTAAAGCCGTCAGCCATCAGCGCACCTCAATGCCGTCGAGTGTTACTGGCTCACCAGTCGGCAAGTATTGGCCCTGGATGGACACAATCACCCCGCCCGGCTCAGGCATATCAACTGCAACCTGATCCAGCTGCAACCGCGGCTCCCATGTTTCAAGCGCCTCATAGGTCGCCGCCATCATCTCAAGGCGGGTCGCATCATTCATCGGGGCGTCCACCAAGCGATATAGCCGACTGCCATAGTCGCGCCGCATCACGCGGGTGCCGATGGGAGTGGTCAGGATATCTCTCACGGACTGGCGCAAATGAGCCAGACCCGAAAGCGGTTTTCCCGTGGATGCGTTGATGCCGTTCATGTCGCCATGATGGCGCAGACCGCGACGCCCGGTCCTCTGGCGATTTTCCCTACCCCCCGGCGAATACATCCCCGGAACCGCTCGCGACAGCTGACCCACAATCGACGGGATCACCAATCCGGCCCAGCTGTTTGCCATTTGCATATACCGTGCTGGACCCTGCCCCTAGGCTGCCGCCGTGGCACACGGGTTGTGGATCACAATGCACCGCCCAGGCGTCGCCCTGCCTATGCCCGGCGATACCATTTATGAAAACTGACCCGCTGCCGCCGGTGCTGGCCCGCGGCGGAAAGGGGCCATGGCCGGTGCAGCTGTCACCTTTTCTGGTCACGCCCGGCATCAGTTCAGATCGATCCGGACACCGTTCACAGACACCCCGCCCGCATCGATCACAACAGACGATCCATTGCTGGACAAAGTGATTGCATCTGCGGTGATGGTAATCGATGAGCCTGCGATCTTCACGCGGTGCGTGGCTTCATTGGTTCCGGGTCCAGGGTTATTGCTGCTGAACACAGATCCAAGAATGACGCCCTGCGCCGTATCCCCGGATTCGGACAGGATGACGACTTGTTCGCCAATGCTGACCGGCGCCCAGACCGCGATTTCGGCTGCCCGCTCTGCCATCCACGCCAGCCAGTCACTTTCGCTTTCACCGCCAAAGGAGACTTTTGCCCGGGCCCGCCCCGTGTCCACCGCAGTAACAACGCCAAACCGGACTATTCCTTCCCGTACCTGCTCGTTTCGCGCAGCTGAATAACTCATGAATCACCCCCAACTTCGCTGTAGTCACCTTCCTGACCCGGCCCAATTTTCGGCGCGTAGCCGATCATCACGCGATCCGGTGTGACTCCCTCGCCGGTCCATACACTTTGCCCCAGATCGATTTGCTGGTCCCACTCGACGGCCCAGACCTCGTATTTGTCCAACTCAGGAGAAAAGGCATCTGGCCCGATATAGGTGACCTGGGCCGGGCCCATTTGCATGCTCCAGCGGTTTTGATGCACCAACACCCCCAACGCTGCGGCAAATTTGCGGATCTCTCGTTTCACATTCTCGGTGCGGAAACTCATGATGATGCGCGCAACCCATTTGGATACGACCGCCAGCTGTTCCGTGCCCGGGTCGCTATCTGGATCCGCCTCCATGTCCACCAACTCGATCAGTATGGCAGGGGCCATCAGATCTTTGCGATCTGTGTCATAGTCCTCGACAGTCGACACCGTCGGGAAGTTGTCGGCAATTTCGAGCTTTACCGCATCGTGAAACTTATCGAGATCGATAGATCGCGTCATGCTTTATCCTTTGCCGATGCCATAGAGAGTACGAGCCCGAACCTCGGCTCGGAACACCTTGAAAAAGACCTCTTCGAAATCGTCAAGAACCTGGTCTTCAATGTAAGTTTGGGCCTTATCATTGACCGGCATGACTTCCTCTTTGATTGGCCAAGCCCTATGTCCCGCCCGGCGCATGATGGTCTGCTTTCCTTTCCTGTTACGTCCAACAAACGCACCTGGGAAATCCTGCCCCGCAAACCTCGCACCAGACGCTGTTCTCGAAGCCCGGCCTTTAAAAGCTGAGACACGCATATCATTCAGGCCGAACCACATTCGAACCTCACCGAGGTCATAGGCCCCACGCTTGTAACGGAACCCGTGAAGGCGCTTCCTGATCTCGGCCGCATTTCTCAGCTCAAGCTCGGTTCGCAGTTCCTTGCGCGCGCGAGTCTTTATGGCCTGCGCTGTCCGTTTCAAAGCTCTGGAAAATGAAGCTCGCAGAACATCCTTATCCGCATCAAATTCGTCGGCGATTCTACGCAGCTCGCTCTCATCGATTTCGAAAGGCAGCATACTTATTCTCGCGCGAGGGCTAGAACCGCCATGCCGGTGCCGTCCTCTTGCGGATTGCTCAGCAGGTAGTAGTTCTGGCCATTGATGGTGACCTGGTCGCGTTCACGCAGATCGACCACGTCCGCCGCCTTGCAAGTGAGCCGGGGCTGCGTGGCGTCTACCTCGTATTCGCCCAGCTGTGCGTTGAAATACGGCTCGTCGAATACCCCCTTGATCTGACGCGGAACGCCTCCCCGCGGCGTGACAGTCGCCTCGATGGCGAAATCGTCAACCTGCAGGAAGGCGTCCAGATCATCCCAGGCGGGCGAAACCATCAGCTGCCTTTGCCGGGATCTTGCTGGGGCGCGGCAGGTTTGCTGTTGGCAGCCTTCTTGGCAGGCGCCTGACGCCCGGTGCCCTCTTCAATCTTGCCGCGCTTGATCAGCCCATGGGCTTCTGTTTTCGTCAGCGACACTTTCATTCCGGGTTTCTGGATCTTGCCATCCCAGACAAACGCGCTCGCGACCTTGTAATCGGACTTCTGGGCCTTGGTCTGTTTTTCCATCTTCTCACATCCTTTCAGGGAGTATTCAGGCCCCGGCCCTATGAGGGCCAAGGCTCAGGATTTGTTCGCAGTTGTTAGCTGGCGTCGGTGCCGTAGCAGAGGCCAGCAGCGTGACGCAGGACGAAATCCGCATCCTGCATCGCAACCAGACGAAGGCGACCACGGCGGCTGTGCGTGTAGGGGTCGACAGTGAGATCCAAACCACCCCACATGCCAACCAGCACATTGCCAAAGTCGCCGTGGAACACGTCACCCTGTTTGATCTGGTTGGTGACTTCGCCGCGATACCCGTTGACGGTGTTGTCGCTTTCCCAGATCGGCGCCCCATTGGTGCCAGCAAACTTCTGTTTGCTCTTGAAGTGACCGCGCATCTTGGCGTTCTGGACGTATGCCATACGATCAACATCCGCATTGGCGGCGGCGATCTCGCTTTCCATCTGGATCACATCTTCCCAGGTCGGCATCGCCGCGCCACCACCGGAACCCGCGCCGCCGAAGTCGACCACATTCACACCATTGGTGTTGGCGATCCCCAGGGGCTGATCATCCGTGCCGGTACCGTAGAACCCCGCAAGGTCCAGAGATGTCGCCAGCGCAAGCGCCAGATCACTGCGGACCAGTGCCTCGATATCCATGCTGGTCTGTTTCAGAGTGCGGCGCGTGATTTCGGAATAGGCGGCGACAGTCTTTGGCGAGAACTGACGTTGGCCCAGGCTCAAGATATCCTCGGCGGCCTCGCCATCTTCGCCAATCCAGTAGCCAGTCGCGCCGCCTTCCTGCGTCGGGATATCGGGATTGCCAACCAGCCCCATAAGAGGCGTAGCAAGACGCAGCAGGATCGCGCGAACCCGCAGCATCTGAATAAAGCTTTGACTCAGCAGCGGGTTTGCAATCGCATTGCCGCCAGTGTCCCCAGCCCCGACGCCGCCGGTGCCGGTGTTGAGCGGGGCACGCATCAGAACATTCATCGGAACCATGACGCCCTGCGCATCCCGGCCCTGGGCTTCTGCGGCGGCGTCGGAGGCTTCAAATTCGAACGCCGCGGCTTCCTGGGCCGCCCGGTCTGTCGGATTGGCCAGTGCACGGATTGCACGCAGGAAAGAAAATTGATCGGCCTCGTCATCCGTCATACCGATATCGGAACGGTCCATGATCTGACGGTGATTGGTGCTGCGCTGGTGCAGATGGTCCAGCAGTCGGGCGTTCATATCCTCGACACCTTGACCGCTGCGGATCAATTCCAACGCCAGATCCTCTGCATCATACTGACTGCCAATCTCGGTCAGTTCGCGCACCCGGGTTGCTTCCTGCTCGCGCCCGCGTTGCAGCAGGGCCGCATCACCTGCACCTGCCCGTTCAAGCATTTCCACGACTTCGACAATATTGCCGTTATCGTCAACTTTTGCCCGGACAAGATTGCCCTCATTGTCGCGGGTGATGATGGTTTTCATCTCAAATTCCCTTTGCTGATTACCTGCGGCCTCGTTGCCCGCGCCTGTTTCATTCTCTGCAATCTGCCCGGTATCGTCCCCCGTCACCTCTGGCAGATTTTCTCCGGAACGCCCGACGCCCACGGTCTGATCTGCAGGGACTGCAACCATTGAAACTTCAAAAGGAACCCAGCGGGTGACGGTCACCAGATTGGCCTGGCCGTCCCGTTTTTCTTCTTTGATCTCGCTGACGGAGTAACCAACCGACACGTGGCTGCGGATACCGTCCACCACGTCTTGAAAGATCTCATCGGCCCGCGCGCTGCGACTGAACCGAACGACAGCACGGCCAACCTGATCGGCATCGATCCGGGACGACACAATGACGCCGACCTGGTCGCGCCAATTGTGGTCCATCAAAAGCGCGCCACCATTGTTCAGCCGCTCAAGATCGACCGCTCCTGGTCCATGGGAAAGGACTTCCTCACCGAACCACCGCATGACCGGCGTCGTGGACGAAAACGCGAGCTCAACTGTGCGCGCCTCTTCGTCAATGGTGACAACCTCGGCCACCCGCTGCAGGCCCTGGCCTCCGCCACGCTGCCCAGCGTTGATCTGTTCAGGTGTCAGCGACCGCGTCAGAGATTTCCCGATCAGGTCGCTCGGCTTACGCACTGTCGTTTCCTCCGCCTGCAACGGTTTCATCGGAGTCGGTTTCGACTGCTGGGACACTTGGAGGCCCTCCTTTTGATTTCGCGGTGATCAGCGCTGCTATGACTTCGGGCGGGATGCCTTCGTCTTTCATCGCCTGAATGTCCTCGGCAAATTCGCGATACACATCACGCGGGTTGCGGCCCCGCTCGCGGATCACTTGGCCGCGGGACTTGAACAGGTTGTCGACCGCATCCGCGTCGGCCTTCACATCCTTGGATGGGTCCATCCAATCCCACCGGCGGGCATGGAAAATGGCATCGAGGTATTTGGACAGGTGGCGTGGTGATAACGCCGCGCCGTTGCCCAAAGTGATCTTTCCGGCAACCAGCGAATACTCGAGCCATTTCTCAAAGACCTCTGAGACAAAGCTCTCGATCAGGCTTTCTTGGAGCTCTTTCCAGCGGTCACGCTCAGCCTGCATGCCATGGCGCATGCTCGACAGGTTCACGCCCTCGAGGTCATTGGCGAGATCGTTGTAAGCCGCCCCCAGCCCAGAGGCGACGCCGCGCAGGTTGTGCTTAGAAAACACGGCCATTTCACCATTGGGATACGGGCTCTCAACCCGTTTGAGACGCTGGCCTTGCAGCATCTCATGATAGATCCCCTCTTCACTGCTGAGCTCTACCTCTGCAGCCTCGCCGTCATCATCATCGCTTTCAGGCTCTGGCCCGAAACCTTCATCCCACTCAATCACGCCCAGCTTATTTGCGCTCTCGCGCGCATTGGTCAGCGCCGCGCGCTCGAATTGATCCAGTTGACGCATCCGCAGAAGTGCCGTTGCCATCCAGGGCAACCCCCGCTTTTGCCCGATCAGATCCTCTTCGAACCAGTGAATGATCTGATCCGCAGGCACCCGAATGAAGGCGCGGCCTGCATGGGAATAGTCAGACTGCGACACATCGAGCGTGTGGAAGTAGTAATAAACCGGCCGCCCCATTTTGGTGTATTCGATGCCCGCCCGGATAAAGCGACCATTGGGGCGGCGGTCCTCATCGAAATCGACGGGGCAGTTGACCGGATCGAGGATCTGCAGCCCATAGCCCCAAGGCCCCGCGTCTCGGCCATAGACGTGACGTACCATGAATTCGCCATCGCTCGGCAGCCCGTTAACCAGTGTTTTCTGGATCTGCAGGAAGGATCTAACCCCCTTCACATCGCAGTTCTTGGCCTTGCTCCACGTCTGGAACGCCGCCTCAATTGCGCGGTTTGCATCTGCATCAGGCTTGCCATCAGCACCTTGAACCTGAGCCTGCAGGATGAAACCTTTTTGACCGATGACATTGCGGCGCACGCTACGCTGAAACGCCTTGCCATAACTGTTGTTCACCAGCTGCTCACGGGAGCGAGCAACCAGCGCGCGCCAGTTCCGGCGCACAATCTGATCAGCAGGAAGCGGTGACGTTGACCAACCAGACGTAACCCGATCCGCCTGCGCTGCCTGATACAGTCGCGCGCCGCGTCGGCGGGCTGGCGCAATCATGGGCGGCGCTCCCCGCTGCACCTCATCGGCGGCTGTTGCTTGAAAACGGCGAAACCATTTTCCGATCATGGCATGCGCACCTTGATTGTGCGGCCCATGCCCCGGCGTTTACGGCTCGCACTCTTCGATGCCAGCTCTGCCCGATAGCGGGAACGCAGTTTCAACAGCTCATTCAATGGCGTCCGCTGCAGCGACCGATTGTTGATTTGGTAGCTCTGCTGATCAATGCTGGCCCGGTTTTCGATCACGGCCTCAATCGCATCGAGCACCTTGCGCACGTGGTCACGGTTGTCGACACCGGCACCCTGCGCCGAAAGATCCGGCGCGATCCGCACCTCGCCCACCTCGACCGTGATCACATCTGAACCATCGGCCACCCGCAGTTCATAGCGGTAGTGACCGGGCAACCAACCGGCAGTTTCGCTGACAGCGGCATGTAGGTTGTGATTTTCGCCGTCGCTAACCGCCACCAGATCAATCTGGCTGGCGCCACGCATGATCAGCGAAAGTCCCCATTCCGTCGCAGGGTAGACCGGCAGGCATACAGTCGCCCGAAAGGTAACCCCTGCCCCGATTTCAGCTGGTAGTGCGCCCACGTTTTTGCCCTATTCAAGGTTATGGCGCCGCCTGCGTTTTCGTCGGTTCGTCCGTCGGCGCTTTGGGCCACTGTCGGAGTTTGCGGGCGATGTATCCTCTGGCATATTTTCCGGAGCATCGCCTTGCGGCGCCTGATCAAGGTCTTGATCCTCGCCCCCCTGAACCTCCAAAGCCGTCACCAAGCGCTTAATGTTGGGTCGCAAAATGCTGAGTGCAGCATAAGCATAGACACGGCAATCGAATGCCTCATTGCGCGGGCGCACGTTGTGCCATTCCCGCACCGCGAAACCCTTCACGTAGCGGGTTCGCAGAGCTTCGGCGGTGAACATGTCGAACCATGCCGGATCCCGGCCGGTTGGAAAATGGCAGTGGCCCGGCCCCGGTTCGGTGATCCGCGCCCGCTGCGCGACCACGACCTTCGCCTCATCGACGCCAATGGAATGAAGATAGACCGGGCGAACCCCGCGCTGTTTTACCTTCGACGGCTGGGTCACAATGGGACGACCCCAACCGCCAACACCTTTGATCGCCCAAACCTTGCGGCCCAGACGCTTGCGCGCATAGTCATAGGCGGCCTGTGTCCGCCCGCCTTCGCCGCCGGTGTCCATGCAGGCGGCAGAGATCCGCAGATCGGTGCCACTTTCATGCCCCCATGTCTCGGCGAGCAAGGCGTCCAATTCGTCCCAAACGTCTTGTTGCAGCGGATCGCCCCAGAGCACGCGGTAATCAACCGACCAAGACTCCTCACCCAGACCCCAAGCCACGATTTCAACCTCAAGCCGGTCGTTCTGCATGTCGATCCCGGCGGTCAGAACTCCGGCGCCCATTGGCACCGGCGCGGTGAACTCTTTGGCCCGCGCCATAAGTGCCGACGCCTCGAGCTTGTCGCCTTCCTCCTCCCAAGTCTCGGCGAGCGACACGTTTACAAACGTTTGCAGGTCACCTGCGGCCCTTTTGTCGAGGAAGGATTGCACGATATCCTCAAGCCGTCGAAAACAGGAATACAGCTCAGACAGATGAAAGGAGGCGTGACCGCGAAATGCCTTAGTCCCGATCCAGCCACCGCCCTCGCGTTCGGCGTTGCGGATCGCGGCAACCCGCTCGCCATCATTCCAAACCGTGCCACACCCGTCACCAGCGCATAGGTAGCCGGCTGTTTCCGGAAGGTTCACGCCCTCCGCGTCTTTGTTCCAGTCAACCTGCGACCATTGAAGCTTTTGCAGGTGGCCGCAGTGCGGACAGCGCACATAAAAATATCGCTGGTCGCCCTGTTCGAAGGCCTTTTCGATCCAGCTTCCGCCCTTGATCGTCGGCGTACTGATTTCCAGCAAGAGGCGCTGATCACCAAAGGTCGCGGCCCTCTGCCAAAGCAAGCTGACCGGGTGGCCTTCGCTGGTCCGGTCATAGCCGTCTGTTTCGTCGCAGATGATGAACGGCGCCGACCGCCCGCGCATGGTCTTGGGCGATCCTGACCAGCTGAACATGAGAAACCCGCCCGGGTAGCTCTTCATTCGCTGATTGTTGACACCATGACGCGCACGCGGCTTCGCGATGACCTCGGCAAGGTCCTCATTCCCTTCGATCAAAGGATTGAATTTGGTCTCAAGCCACGTTGTCAGGTCGCCTTGGCTTGGCTGCATCATCATCTGGGAAACTGGATTGAACCCAATTCGAAACGCCTGAGCAGCAAGCGCGGTCTGCGTCTTGCCCACCTGTGCGCCCCACATGAGAGAGATCCGATTGCAGCGCGGATTGGCGGTCATGTCGATGACTTCGCGCTGATAGGGCGCATTGTCGAAGCGCATCGGCCCCGGCACAGCGTTGCCGATAGGAATCTTGATATTCTGTTCGGCCCATTCGGACGGCTTTAGGTCAGGCGGCGGGCGCAGAAACGCCTGGGCGCGCCGCGTGCAGTTTACAAGCGCCCGCGAATTGGAGAAATCAGCCCGGGCGTTCACTCACTGTCCGCCCCCTCGTCGTCGCCTTCCTCGTCGTCTTCGATCTCAAGGTCGCTTTCGTGGATCAGATCGGAATCCGACAGCACCAGCAGGATCTGATCCACTTCATCAAGCATGACCTCTTTCATTTTGGTTTCGTCGCTTTCACCAAGCAAGCGGCGCGCAACGCGACCCGGTAGAGCATTGCGCAGGCCCGCGCGGACCTCGCCAAACGCTTTCGTCATGGCGCGTTCGAATTGATCAACGGGCACAACTTGCTCCCTGGCCTTTGCAAGATCCAGCTCGACCTGTTCTGTCTCAGCTCTGAGCTTGCGCAGCAGCAATTCGTCTTTGTTGGCGTGTGTCGCGTTGCTGGCCTCGGCTCGAATATCGTCCTCACGCCAGTTGCGAACCTCGGCAGTGTTGAATTGCCAGGCGCGCCCACGCCCGCCACGCTGCACAACCGGACAACCACGCCGCACCCAGCTTTCAACGGTCGGCAGTGACACACCGTTGATTTCGGCCAGTTCGGTTCGGTTTACTTCTCGACCTCTATTTTTTGATTTCTTTACAACCACTTGACCCCCTGACGAATACAAGTTCATTTCTGCCTGAAAGAGGCCTTGTTTTTACATTAAAAATCGAATTCAGCGTTCTATTTCAGATGCTTGCGCAATCTATATAAACAACAACCCCCAACCCCGGCGGCACCCACACATAAATTTCTGCGCATCTGCATACCCACAGACGATCCCCGCTAGGGAGGGACCCGCGAAAAGGGCCGGCTCACCATTGCGGCCAGCGCGGATCCGATTTGCTGCGGCGTCGGCAGCAGCCAGCCGATGAGCGCAACCAGCAGCAGCCAGGGCGGCGGGCCTTCCCGTACCACGACGGTGCTGATCTGCTCACTGCGAACGCCCGTTCGCCCGGCGCTCTGCTCGATGCTGCGCGCCTGCGGTCGGGTGATCTGCTGATCTGAGTGCGTCGACACGCCCAAGGTCTGGGCATTGCTCCGACCAGTCTGCACATTGGCGGCGAGACTTGGCCCCGCCCCGGTCAACGCAGCCACGGCCCCGATTGGGCTGTCACAGGCCGCGAGAACGGCGCAGGCGGCCAGGATGGCAGGCCGACGCATCAGCGCCGCCCCTCTGCCCATTTGGCCAAGCGATCACGCAACACCCAGAGCGCCGTCAGGAAGGCCAAACCGGCAAACACGGCCACAACGATCTGTGCAGTACCATCCAATGCGCCAACAGCAGTGGCTGCTGTTCCGCAGGCTGCAGCCATCTGCACAGCGCTCCCCTGCACGGTTTTGGACTGGGTGACGCTGTCACGCGGTTCCGGGGCCGGATCGGCCTTGGCCTGCTGGATCTCCAAAAGCACCTGCTCGAGGTCCTGGGGCTTTACAATCGCCTTGTTGAGCCCGTCACCAGCGTAGTAGCTCTGGCCGCGTTGCAGTTGGCGGTTGGCACCTCTCATCGGGTGCAGAACCGGCAGGCTTGCCCATTCCTTTGCCAGAGAGGTCGCAAACCGCTGCAGCGACAAACGGCCTGCAAGGAAATCATCCAAGCCACGGCGGCGCATCAACTCGAGGCCAAGCCGATCCTGGGTAGCCTCATCAAATTTAACCGACAACGGCACACCGGCCGCGCGATAGACGCCGCGCAGGGTATCCTCAAGGATCTGCCAAGCTCCCGCCGCCTCGCTTCGGTACTTGCGATCAATGCTGTCCTGCCAATCCAGCACATCGCCCACGGTCAGCTGGGTCAGCTGCTTGGGCGGATAATCGGCCTGCTGGATACCACCCCAGAAGGCATCATAGTTGGCGCGTGACTCTGCCTTGATGATCAGATCAACCAGCGGACGGATTTCATTTAGAACGTTCATGGCGACCCCTCGATTGCCCAGACAAAACAACCCGGCCACCTACGGGCGCCGGGGTATGATCATTTCCGCAGGATCTGCTGGATATCGCCGCGCATATCGCGGACGTCCTGGCGCAACTCGGTCATCGCTTCGCGGTCCTCGTCGCGCTGCTTGTCGCGCGCCTCGAGAGACTGCTGCATCAGTTCAATCTGCTTTTGATTGGTAAAGATGCGCCGGACCAGCCACCAGCCGCCGGAGCTCACCGCCAGCACGCCAGAAACGGCTATGCTGCCCGATGCCTGTTCAATACGTTCAAAGAGGGACATTCCAGCGACCTTGCCTGCGTTTCAGGCAAGATCGCATTCCAAGGGCGCCAAGGGCCTCTGGCTAAATTTCTTGGCTCTTGTCTAAGGCAATACCCAAATACTCAGAGTATTGCGCACATTGAGCCTCAAGTAACCCAACATCGGTAAGACTCTCGCATACTTTTCTTCTAAGAATCTGCCGCTTGTTGATCTTTGTATAACTGTCTCTTCTGGGTTGACCGCACACGTCAGACACCAAACACCCAAAATGATGCACAAGGTCCGCTAGCCCAAAAGTCTCTGGATCCTGTTCGAAATTATCGGCAGCAGCAATGCACCATGTTTCCGTACTTTCAACCGCGGGGAAGAGGAAATGCTTTCTTTGGAGAGTTGAATCAAGATTTGAGTAGTCCAAGTAATGCGCTAGCACATCTGCAATAAAAACTGCCCTTTGCCTTGGCTCAGATGGCGTTGCGGCTGCATAGCCATCATTCCGGACTTTGTTTTCAAAGCTCTGCTCCCCGATGATATCTGTATCCATTTGAAACAGGATAGCATCGCAGCGTTTCGCAGAAAGGTCCTTCGCGAACAATCCCCTCCCAAAATGCTGTACATTTCGCTGACCAATCGGATTTTTTTCAATCCAGCGTAGAACTTGGGGCCAGCCAGCACCAGCACGCGTGTTGTCCACCGGTGGCTGCAGAGACACAAAGCTCACATCAATGTCCCGAGCCCTAAAACTTAGACCAACAAGTCGCTCAATTGCGATGAAGTCGGTTTGCCCTTCACAAACAATGCCTATTCTCATTCTTAAATTTCACTATAACCATTTGCGCCATCAATAAGATCATCAAGCCAGAGTTGCGACAAGTTTCTCCCACCCTTTGCCTCATCCCACTCTTCTCTCGACATGCCATCTGCAGGCTTTAGACGGGTAGCCTTTGTGTAGCCGCGGTCATCACGAGCCACTACAAATACTCGGAGATTCTCATCAAACAAATCAAATGCGTCTAGAGATGTGGGGTTGTGGCTCGTCATGAAGATTTGCTTTGGCCCAACCTCAAAATCCTGATATTCCTCAGTGATTTCAATAATATTCTCGATAAGCTCTCTGGTAAGGCGCGGATTAAGTGCGTTATCGATATTGTCCAAGCCAAAATGCTTCGGTGCATCCGGATGCGCCAATAGCACTGCTACAAACAGCAAGAAAAGAGTGCCCTCACTACTATCGTAAGCAGATAGAGTGTTGCGACCTTCTTTCATATAGCGATCGATGAAATACACCATTTCATTTGACGCATGTGCAACACGCCTCGGCGCAAGCTTTTCATCCAGCTGCCCCACTCTAACTTTGTTGGTCCAGCCTGGTAGAAAGGCCAAATCAGCTGCCTGGCCAGATAGGTGTTTGAGTAGTTTTTGTTTTTCCTTGCTTTCCGGAAACTCAAATTGTGGCGTTTGATAATTCCGCAACAGTGCCAGCACTGCCGCTGGCAGTCCTTCACCATGTAGGCCAATCGGGCCTTCAGAAATTGCATCACCGCCGATAACTCCTCGCAACACATCCGCCTGCGGAGTAAAGATTGCATAAGTTGCAAATCTATCTAGCTCTTGTCGGACTTCATCTGGGAAATCATATGCAACCTTAACCTGGTCCCACATCCCTCGGCTCGCATCCAGCCTAGAGTATGTTGAGTTGCCAAACACTGTTTGCCCGTTACCACTGCGACCAAACGCTTTGCCCCCACTATATTCGCAACTCTCTGAATGAAATCTAAGGTTAAGATCTCCCTCTCGGGAAGTTAGGTTACACTTGTATCGAACATCGCACTCAAACTCACAATCCAGCTCAAGTGTGCTGGGAATTTCAACGTTCTTGTGTGCCGATTTCATAAGTTCGCTTGGAGTTAAGCGAATGCCTTTTTCCGAAAAGGCGGTTTCCGAAAGGCCCCGGTGGAGTGACGCAGAGGCGACACCAATTGCCTCTAATATGTTCGATTTACCAGAACCATTTCCACCGATGAACAAATTTACTCGCCCGAAATCCAAATTTTCGGAACGAATTGACTTGAAACGGTTAATTTTTAGTTTACGAAGCATATTGCCCAACGTATTAATGTGGCTTGCAGCACACTTGCCGCCGCCCAGGTTCGGCGCCGTCTTAGTACCGTTCGCACAACAACTCAAGCGGCAAGGGGCAGCAAGGTTGCCGGAGCGCTTAAACGCTGCGCTGGTGTCACAGGTACCAACGAGCTGATGCGGTTCGGGGAGTGATCTAACCTTCTATGCAAGCGAAGATCAAGGGGAGCCACATCCGCCGAACGACCTTACTCCAGCGAAAGCTGGAAAATGGGGCGCGGTTTATTACTTTGAAAATCGACAGTTCTTGGCCTCGGCTAGGGTGAGGCGAAAATACTCTCGCTGCTGCTGCTGCGGGTTCCTCAAGAAACGTTCCCACACAAGCAATGTAGCCATTCCCTCGCATGCGACGTGGGTTCTTTGCACTTCAGAACTTTTTGCAACCTCATCTCCTTCGCATCACACCAATCAAGGGCGTTCCTGTTTCAGCCCCCCCCCGTTAGTAGTGCACGGCGCGCCACAGCTGGGGCACCGGTCGTGGCTGGATGCTGTCCCGCAATAAGCGCATTGCTTCGCGGCAGTTCCCGGATCTGCAGTCGGTGCCTTCTCAGGTGGGTGTCGTGGTCCCCAGGACAAAGATTCCCCCTACACCAACCGCGGCGCCCAATATTCCGCCAGGTCCAAGAGGCTGGCGACTGTCTTACGCTCGACCCCAAGCTCTGAGGCGATTTCTCCCTGATCCGCGCCCTGCCCCGCCATTTTGGCTACAACGTCGGACAGATAGGCTTTCCGCAAACTGTGGCAGCTGGGCAGTTCCAGAACGCTGTTGGCATGGCTGAAACTCAGCGCCTGGGCAGCGTCCCAGCCGATCAGCGAAACGATGCGGTGATCTTCCGGCATGTCGCTTGGGATATAGAGGTGACGCCGCCAACGGCGCGTGCCGCGCTGTCGTGTGCCCTCTACCAGCCGAACGGCCTTTTCGCGGCCAATCACCTCGGCAATCTCTTCCACCGTCTCAGGCAGCGGCACACGGTGCCCCCGGCCCGCTGCAAATTCGGCGAGGGGGAAGCGGATGACGTTGGGCAGTGAATACTGTTCCGCAACTGCGGCTGGCGATGGTTTGGCAGGCGCCTGCTGCCCAGCGCGTTGCGTCTGGTCCAGCAACTTCCGCAGCATCGTCACCTCTGCCTTGAGATCTTCGACCACTCCCATGGATCAGCCTTTCGCACGGGTGATCAGCAATTCAATGCCCTGGGCTGCAAGGATCGACTTTACCAACTTGAACTTGTCAGTTTCATGCCCCTTGCGGTCTTCAACCACCGTGACGCCCAGCGCGTTGTCGACATAGACGAAATCGGCCCGGTAAACCCGCTGCTGGTTGCCGCTGTCCGTCATGATCGGGCCATCCCGGCCGATGAGAGGGATCGGGGCTTGCCGACGCAGACCACAGATCGCACCGCTCGCCTGCAACAGTTTCAGCTCTTCCCAGCGATCCGCCTCTGTCTTGCTGTCGTGGGTGATGCCGTCAGCGGTCGTGGTGCGCTTGGTGCCGCGCACCCGGCGCCGGTCTTCCCCCTGCCCCTCCGCAGCGCGCTGGGCGGCCTTGTAGTCTGCAGCTGTCATGCGTTCCATGTGTCTGCCTCACCCCATGCCCAGCGCTTCTTTGTACATTTCGAGGACTGCCTCTTCCTCAGCGATGTCGTCCTTGTCGCGCTTCCGCAGGGCGATCACCTTACGCATGACCTTGGTGTCGTAGCCGCGGGCCTTGGCCTCTGCCATGACCTCTTTCTGTTGATCAGCCAGCTCTTTCTTCTCAGCGTCCAGGCGTTCGAACCGTTCGATGAACTGGCGCAGCTCGCCTGCCGTCACACGATAGCTGTCGCTCTGCTGATCTTCGGTCATGTCCATCACTGTTTGCCTTTCGGTTGGTGTTTTGCGCCCTGTGCGGCGCTCAGCGTCTTTCCAGCGAACTCCAGCGCTGCTGCGATGTCTTTGGCGTGGGGGTACTGATCCGGTACACGCGCAGCGAGGTGGCTTTGGTAGCGGTAGGCCCCGCGGATCTCATCGAGGCTGTTCAGGCGCATTCGCTTGGGACTGGTGCAGATCGGGCCGGGCTGCGGGGCGATGACGATGCAATCGCCTAGTGCGGCGTCGACAGTCACCACCACCCGGCCAAACTGCACGCCGTGGGTTTCTGGATCGGAATGCGGCGACATCACAGCGACACCCCGACCTGTCGGCAATCCTGCTCGGTCACCAGTCCCGCGCTCAGGCATTCCCGGGCCATGGACGGCGACACACGGCCCCGCATGTGGGGCTTAGCCTCAAGGATCTCTTTCGCCCAGTAGGCCAAGACCTCGGACTGATTGGCCTGCGCCTTGGGAGTGGTGACGTTCTGGCGCCAGCGTTTCTCAGCGATCCAGTTCTCGGAGAGCTTCACATACCGCGGGGCGTTGCCATCCTGCTCGACAGCATAGGCGCGGGCACCAGCCAGGATCTCCGCCGGGGCGGCCCCCTCGCCCAGCGCCGTGCGCAGTGCGTCCTCGGTCGCCTCTGGCAGGCCCATCCGAGGATAGGCAGCCGAGAACTCGGCAACGAAACCATCAAAATCAAATTCAGGATTGTGCGGGGCGTCAGCCGCGCAACTTGTTTGTTGGTCTTTTTGTTTTGTTGTTCTTCTTAAGGAGCCGGTTTTACCGGCGGGCGGGTTGCACCGGCGGGCGGTTTTTTCCGGCTCACGGTGAAACAATTCGGACTGTTCCACGCCGGGAGCTGGTTTTTCCGGCTCACGGTCAGCGGCCGCATTCACAACATCTTGTGACTCGTTCCCGCCTTGTTCTCCCTCATGTTGAGGCTGCGGAGTGTCGAACACTTCCCAAATGTAGCCATCTAGGCGCCCATCGGCCCCCTGTTTAGGCTGAACCTTCAGGTAACCGGCATTGATGACCTCTCTTCTGATTTTCTGCCATTTGTCCTTTTTGCATCCCAGCACCTCCTGGCACTTGGAAACATAGAAGGTCCAATCATCACTGCAGGACATCACGTAGCACAGCAACAACCGTGCATCCGCGGATATCGACGTGTCTCGGATCAAGGCATTCGGAATGGTCGAAAACCCCGACCGCCGCCTGACCGTGACCCTGCCGCTTGGCTTGTCTGTCATGACGTCACCTCACATGTGTTTTCCGCCCAGCGCTGGGCGTTGTTTTTCTTAGTTGCATCCGGCCTGCCGACAAACTCGGTGCGCCCGTGACTCCCTGCTGTGAACAGATGCCAGGCGCAGTTGTCTTTTCCGGTGTGCTTGCTGCCCTCGATCCACTTCACCCGCCCGACCGAGACGATCTTGCGGCAGTGGCGCAGGTACGGCTGTGCCTGCAGCGTGTGGCACCAGTCCGCATCAAACAGCAGCCACGTCGGGCACAGACCTGCCCAGCGCAATATCAGCGGGTGCAGGATCTCCCGCGACCAGGGCGGGTTTGTGATGATGTAATCGAGCGGACGGCGCGGCTTAGCCGTTGGTGTCCAGTGCAAAGCGTTGCCCTGCGTGACGTCTCCACGCCCCGGATTGATATCAACTGCCTCTGTGCAAGTGCCGCCGATCCATCGAAGGTGATCAATCAGCCGCCCGTTTCCGGCGCATGGCTCAGCATATCGGAACCGTGTGGGCAGATGGGGCGCCAGCAGCGGCACCGGATCCCATGGCGTGCGGTACAGGTCGTTCTTGCGGCGTTTGAAGGTGCTGCGCTTACCCATGATCGCCATCGATGCTGCGTTTGATCGAGTTCGAGACAACCGAGATTGGAGTAGCTGAGATAGTCAACCCATCCTCGGTGAACATCAGGATCCCGAGATTAGAAGAGATCTCCACCCCATCTTCGGTGATCTTGATGCGGTCGTCGTGCTTGCGAGGCTCCGTCATGCCGCCACCTCCAACGCCTGACCAAAGAACTCCGGCGCGCCGGGATCTGTCAGCATGACAAGCACGCGATAGCTAGGGGGGGGGGCCGGTCACCGCCCCCCCACCAGTTCAAAGCTGTCTGGAATGACACATCGCAAAACAGCGCGACTTCACGCGGGCTGTTAAAGCGGGATTTGAAGTAGCTGGACCAAAGGTCGGGCGCGCTAGCCTTCAGCGCATACGGGTCAAACTGATTTGACCAAGAGCTTTGAGCCGCGCCCGCGGCACTCTGCGGGCATGGCACATCATTGTTCACAATCAGGGTCAGGCGGGGGCGGCTCATGCGGCGGCCTCCGCCTGGGCGCAACCACCGGCAGAGGGCGGATTGTCCGCCATATACTTGCGCACCTTTTCGAGAGTGCGCATGGTCGGGCTGCTATCGCCATTTTCCCAACGCTTCCAGGTTGCACCGCCGCCAGCGCCCGCGTTCTGCACGACGGTCGAAGGCTTCACCCCAATTTGCGCCGCGTAATCGCGGACTTCTGCCAAGAACTGCTCCATGGCTCAACTGGTAGTTTTATACATCTACATCGTCAAGGATTTTTAAATCTGTCGCAGCCGTTCCTTAAATCGCGGAACATTCGGCCATGAATGAAACCAAAATCACTGAGCCATTTCTGCTGCGCCTCGAAGCTGCAATCGACGCAGATCCAGATCTGAATGTGTCCAATTTGGCCGTGAAGGCCGGACTCGGAAACAGCACAATCCGCCTGATGTTCCGGGACAACAAAAGCCCGCGCGTCGCGACAATGCGCAAGATTTGCGCCGCCCTGGGGACGACGCTGGAAGAGTTTATGAGCAACGCCCAGACCGAAGACGAGAAAGAAATCGTTCGTCTGTTTGCGAAGCTACCCGAGCCGCTAAAGCAGCAGCTTCTGGGCTACGGGCGAGGTCTAGCTGACGCTGCGGATCAATCTCAGCCAGAAGACGATGGAGAAAGTGAATAAGATCTTGGTCTGTCAATTTGGATAGTCCCTAACTCTCCCACCCACACCGCCAAAAAAGTCAATCAATCACCAACCAGCAAGGCACCAGAGGCAGTTCAGCCAGCAATAGATCATTTAAGGGCAAAGCCTTATGAGCATTTCCGCAGAACACCATCAACCAAACCTGCATTTCAAGTACGACGGCCATGATGCCGACAGGCATGTCCTCCCGGCCAGAGAACTCGGAGGTGCGCTTGTTGCACTCGACAAGCTGACGAGCATTCTTTTCAACTCGCTCCAGGCGCAAAAGCCTATCCCTCGCACCCCATCCAAAAGCTTTATCTCTCTGATGGCAAAGCCCCCGGAACAGGGGTCCGTAGACCTGCCAGCGCTCATCACCGAAAGCGCCTGGCTTCTGCCCCTTGCTGCAGATATGGGGGCGGCCGTGCGCGGAAAACTGGTTGAACACTTCGTCAATTACGTTCTACTTCTGTTCGGAGGCCGCAACGCAGAGGCAGAGAAAACAATGGATCGTCTCCTCGATATCGTTCAAAAAAGCCAGCAATTACAACATGAAGACAGACAGAAGGAGCGGGACGACCGCCAACTGGAGCGCGAACATGTCCGCCAGATTGTCCACGAACTAGCATCCACGCAAAGAGCCGCTGCCAAGGTTGTCGTCAAACCTATCGGAAGATCCAGCCGGGAATTTTCCGCCTATACCGACGACGAATCCATCATCATTGACGAGGCAACCGCCGACGCAATCAGGTCTAAAGAGGAGGTTGAGGTGAGCGATCTTGTCGAAATGGAATTCAGGGTCGACGGCCTCGTCCGCCAAGAACGCAAACTTAGGGTGTTCGACCCTGAGAACGCCGACCGTGAACTCTGGGTGCAGATTGCCGACCCGACTTTTGACGAAGAGCCAAACGTTTACTTGCAGGCCCTAGTGGAGCACAGGACTCTTCGCCTCATTGGGAAATCGACCAGAAACAAGGCAAGCGGAAAGCTGGTCAAGTTCCACGCGATCAACGCTGAAATCGCCGACCCGTAGGCTTGTCAGGCAATACTTGCAAGACAAGAGCCCCGCCCAGTGCGGGGCTTTTTGATTCCACCATCTAACACCGGTCGTTCAACCAGAATAGTATTTTTGATCTATTTTTGGATTGACATAGATTTTTTGGACTATATCTTCCGTCCTATCAACCGATGGAGGATTGAATGCAAGACATTACCCAGACCGCCCGGCAGATCGCCGGTTCGCCCGAGGACCACCTCGACCAAATCCACCTGTTCACATCCGCATGGGCCACGCTGAAAGCGGCGCGCGGCCAGGGGTTCAACCCTGCCCGCCTGCGTCCGCAGCATCTGATTGATCGCCCAGCGCCCACGCCGGAACCGACCGACATGGTTCTGGATCGTGTCGGGCAGAAGGTCCGCGCGATTATGGATGAACGGGGTATCCTGCCGCACCGCCGCCATGCGGCGTAACGCCCGGCGCTCCCGAAACGCCCGTCCGTTCTTCGCGGCCAAGGCGGCATACATCGGACAGCCCTCACGGGCACCACCCACCCCACCATGACACACCACGCGGCAAGGATTTGAGGATTGGCCTTGCCGCGTATTCCAGAGGTTTCGCACCCGTCTTGCGGTGCGGATCGAGCGCGGGCGGTTCAATCCTCCAAATTGCACGCCGCCCGCGCCGTAGACAAACAGGACCCACTATGCAGATAGAACAGTCGGATAGAGCAGCCCGCTTTGCGCAGACCATTGCCCAGCTACAGGGCCGTGAACGCCGCGACGCTGTGGCCTGCGCGGTGATCGAAACCGGCGGCCTCTACCCCTTCCCCTTTCCAAAGCGCGCGTTGGTGGAAATCCAGCTGCACGGCGTCTGCGCAACTGGCGTCGGCGAGGATGAGGCGATCAGCAATTGGATCGCTAAGGTACCTCGCGAGGTTGCCGCGTGATGCCCGCCAGCGTTCAAGAGGTCTACGCGGCAGCGCTGGCGATGGAACATCGCGGCGTGTTTGGGCGGGCAACCCTGCTGCGCACGCTTGGCGGCACCGCGCACCCGATCACGCCCGGTGTTCCGGCCCATGAGGCGCATTGGCGCGTGGATCTTCTGGGCATCAGCGTAGACGGCATTGACCTGCCCAGCGCGCTGTCTGCGTGGATCAGCGTGGCCCGCATGTGGTGCCGACTGACCCCGGCCCGCCGCGCCACTGATTGGCGGCCTGACTGCCCCTACAACGGACAGGCGCCGTTGCCACCCTCACTCCCTGTTGCCGAGGCCTGAAACCTGCTGAGGCACAAACTGGCCGGGGCTACGGTCCCGGTCCTTTTCCAACACATGCGGGGTGGCGCCCGCTCCACCCGGGCGCGGCAACCCCACTCACGGAAACCGGCCGCGCCCAGCGCTGAAACGCACCAATCACCGGAGGCCTCATGCAAGACCCAAAGCCGATCAACCTGACCACAACCGCCGAGATCCGCGCGCGGGGGTGGGTTGCCGAAGCCCGTGATGCGGACGGCCACTTGGTATCCACGCAAGCATGGCTGGAGGTTTGCAGCACGAATGAGAACCTGAAGATGCTGGGCGAGTTCATTGCGGAATACGAGACGGACCGGACGGTTTCCGTATTCCCCGACGTGATTGCCGCCAAGCTCGCCGCTTAATCCAGAAACCGCCAACCCCGAAACGCACCCTTTTGATGGAGATCCAAGTGAAAGAGATAGGACTAATACCCGGCGAGAAAGCAGACCCTGAAGGCGGTGCGTTTGACCTTGCCAAAATGCAAGACGCCGGGATCGACAGCATGTTGTTGAGCCAAGCACTTGCCAAAGCCCTCATGCCGTTCGCTGGACTTCTACGCGAAGGCTGCGGGATCGGGGTTGTCGACAAGCGCGATGATGTGTCGGTGATCGGCATAGCCGTCAAATCCATCTAACCCCGCCCAGAGGAAACAGCCCGTGCCACCACCGCCCAGAGTAACCATGAACAAAGACTGCGAGTGCGGCGGCGTCATGTATTGGGAGCGCCGCGGACTGTTTCAAATACGCTGGCGGCTCGAATGCATCTGCGGGCGCTGCGGCCCATGGCGAGCGCACCCCGAAACCAGACTGGCAGGTCAGCCACAAGTTCTAGCGGCCTCACCCAAATCACCGCCACCGCCCAAAAAATAATCTCTAAGCAGAACCCAATCCAACTTACCCCAACCCCGAAACGCACCCCTTTGATGGAACCACCACTATGCCGCGAAATATGAGCTTTGCCCTGACTACCCAGCAAGTGCGCGATCAGACCAAGGACGTGACCCGCCGCTTTGGCTGGTGGTTCCTTAAGCCCGGCGACAAAGTTTGGGAGGTTGAAAAAGCGATGGGCCTGAAACCCGGCGAGAAGATCAAGCGGATGGCTTTGATTGAGATTGTCAGCGTCCGAAGTGAGCCGCTTAACGAGATCACCCATGAAGACTGCGCCCGCGAAGGGTTCCCAAAATTATTGCCGGTTGATTTCGTTGGGAGGCTTACCAGCCACTACGGCTGCGAAGAAATCAAGCCCGTGAACCGGATCGATTTCCGGTATCTCGAAGCAATCACATAACCCGGGAGGCCGATATGGCTAAGAACGAAATCCAAACATGGCAGCAGGGCCAGTTCGTTGATCAGGTGAAGTACACCAGCATGGGCGATCTGTGGAAAGACGAGAAACGGAAAGAAGAGGCACACCTTGTGCGCCCCGGCCTAACCGAAAATGCAATCTGTTGGTGCCCACACCCCGACGATGCCGCTTGGATCGCACAGCGCTTGAACCTCGCCGCCCAACTCGAACAGATGACCTATGACTATGCCACCGGAAAGACGGACGGCAGCGAGATCGTGTCCATGGTCCGCGATGCCGTCGCCTGAATTCCAACAATCCCCAACCTCGAAACGCACCGGAGGTCACATGCTACTGTCCCAACTTGTCGAAGAGCTGGAAGATCTGCTCGATCAGAACGGTGATCTGGTCGTGGAGCTGGATTGCGGGAAACCCGTCGAAGAGGTCGATTTCTGCTACCCGGTCGATCCAGACACCGGCGCGATAGCCGTTCCCGCTGAATCCATTGTCATCACGTAACCCGCAGTTTGCGATTTTTCGCATACCGCCAATTTCCACCTAACCCCACTGCCCGAGGAAACATAAATGGGACGCATCGCACCTATCGCAGTTGCGGAACGTACTGCAGCTAAGATGATGGACATGGCTCCTTCTGATTTTCGTCGGCTGGTGCAATCCGGGTCCCTCCCCACGCCAGTTCGGATTTCCGGCTTGGAGCGCTGGCGGGTGTCCGACCTCGAGTCCGTTCTAAACGGTAACGCTATGAATGAAGATGAGTTCACATGGTAAAGAAGCTGGAGCGAAAGTATGTCACGACCAAGACCGTCAAGGGCCGTGTCTACTACTATTTTCGGCGCGGCGAGACGTATCAGCGCCTCCCCAACGACCCAGACAGCCAGGAATTTGATAATGCCTATTGGGCAATCCGTTCTGGCCGCTCCCAAAAGCAGACCAAAACCACTTTTGAGGCCCTGATCGTCAGCTACTATCAGACACCAGAGTTCAAGGACCGAAAGCCTAGAGTGCAGCAAGAGTATCGGCGCACTCTCGAACTGATCCGTGAAAAGAACGGCCCCAAGGATTTCACAAAGCTGCGACGCCGCAACGTCATCGCCGCGCGCGATGCGTATGCCGACACATGGCGAAAAGCGAACGCGATGGTGGAAATGATTTCTATCTTGTCCCGCCACGCGATTGATCTGGAATGGATCACAGCAAACCCGGCAAGCGGTGTCAAAAAGCTCAAGGGCGGTGAATACCAGCCTTGGCCCGCCGCAAAGCTCCGCGCATTTGAGGCGTACTGCGAGAGCGGTTCTCTTGAGTGGGAATTGACCGCATACATGCTTGGGATAGGCACTGGGCAGCGGATCGGCGACGTGATCGGTATGGAATGGGCGCACTATGACGGCCAGTTCATATCTGTTGTCCAGGAAAAGACTGCGGCGCGCCTCTGGGTCGCCTGCCCAGAGTTTCTGCGCACGTACCTCGACAACCTGCCGCGCAGTGGTCGCTTTATCATTGCGCAGTCGCTGCATAAGGGCGTTGCCAAACGCACCATTCAGCAGCGCGTCATGGCGGTGCGAGAAAAGATAGGCGCGCAAGCGTTCGTGATCCATGGTTGGCGATACACCGCGGCGGTCCACTTGGCCGAAGCGGGTGCCAGCGATAGCGAGATCCAGGCGGTGACCGGACACAAGACGCTTGAGATGGTGAAGAAATACCGCAACCAGGCCAATCAGAAGCGCCTTTCGCAGGCAGCGCAAGCGCGTCGGACCAGAACGTGA